AGCATCCAGGATACCGTTGTTAATAGCTTGACTAATAGCACCGTCAAGTGTGGTTTTGGTCGGCCCTTGTACAACGGCATAATGTGCGCCGTCAAACTGTACAATGGAGCCGTCACGGAGTTTCAACTGTTTCATTTAATTGCTCCTTATGCGCCAGCGGTTACGGCGGAAGTGTTAAGGCGAATTACAGCCAGTTCACCGGCTGAAGCGGTAGTTTCCCAAGTGGCACCATCAAGCTGAGTCTCGCTGGCACCAGCAGCGCCGGAGTCCAGAATACCAGTACCATCAGCATAATTAACAGCGTTACCGGGTACGCAACCAGTCGGGCAAACTGCCCAGATGTAACCTGCTCGCATGATACCGGCTGTTTCTTTTACATTCCAACGGATAGCACCAGCATCGCCGCCTTCTTTCTCTAGCGAGCGAACGGTAATACCCAGGAAGTCCCCAGACTTACCGAGTACGATCTGCTTATCAGGGTCTGTACCGCGAGTTACTGCAACACCAAACGCAATACCACCGGCTGTTTCTACCGCACGAGATACGATGTCATGAGGCGCTTGAGCGTAAATAAGACCGGCGTAAGCCTTGTCTTGACGGATATCATAAGAAGTTTGTGCGCTCATTATTTAGCACCTCCTTTCCAAAGGTTACGGTTCCGCTCGAGCATTTTATCACGGGCGATAATATGAACCGGGCGATTGTCTTCAACTTTGCTGTCTTCGGTTGTAACTTCCTGACGGAAAGCATTGTCTAGGTCGTTAGTACCTTGTACGGATTCGGCCAGGATATCAAAACGGGCTTGGATGTAATCTGTAGAAACAGAGTCCATCTGCACGTTTGCACACTTAGCCGCGACCGCCTCTTTCATCAAACTGGCGTTGTCCTTACCTTCCCATTCAACTTCGGGTAGGATCTTACGAACCTTATCAACCAGTTCAGTACGCGCTGCAACCAGCTTGTCCAGGGCGTCAGCCGTTGGAACCTTGCTTGTTGCGTCGTCAAGTTTGGCCTTCAAAGAATCTTCGGTTTTCTCAGCCGCTTTTTTGGCCTCTTCCGCTTCATCTTCTTTAGCTTTCTTCTCTTTCTCAATTTCTTCGGCTGACATTTCAGCATCCGACAAGCGAGTGTGCAGTTTACCAACCGCTTGAGCCGCCTGATCGGATACTTCGTAGTCAACCCCATCAATGGTAATTTTAGCCATTTTGGGTATGTCTCCTAGGTTAGGAAGTTGGTCGGCTACTCTACAATCTCTTCCAGCGCGACCACGCTCTACAATAGCAATGTGATTGCCTTTTATATTCCTCTGAACGGCATCATATTGTTCACCGTCCTGAGAAACACCGGGAGTCCAGTCTATATCTGCTGTATAGCCGTTGGACAATTCTGCTTTGCCGCTTTCTATATCTGCTATAGACTTAGCGTCAATAATAAATAGGTCTGATTTGGCAAAACAACCATCACGCGTAAGAGTTGGGCCAGCATGGCCAACTGAGTATTCTTTTGCGTTACTGGCGTTAACAAGTACAGGAGGATGGTCGTTGGTTATAGGCTTGTTACTGAATGAGCTTAAAGATAAGTCTGAGAACACTTCTTCCTCAGGCCGATATACCCTAATAATATCATCGGGCTGGCGGTCTTCAGCGCCCATCTCACCAGCTAGATACTCTTGTATACCAATGCGAGATATCCTTGCTGGTACAACAAGAAATCCTTCATCGGTATACTTACGTTCTGAGTTTATATCCAGTCTGTCTTTGAGAAACATCTGTTACCGCCTTCTGGGTTTAGACTATAATACTTCATATTCTAATAAAAATAAACACCTTGGTACAATACAGCCTCCAAACTACACTTTAATTATCGATTGCGCTACGCAACGGCACTGAATGTCCTGTCCAGGATGTCCTGTGTCTTTTGGTGGATCATCCCATCGGAATGTTTTACCGTTCTTACTTTTGTGGCTATCTCTTACTCTTTCGTCACCTGCTGTACGCCATATATATTCCTCAACTCCCAGGTTCTGTGATCGTTGCTGGTTAAGCGCGGAGTTTAGCTTAGATGTCTGATCACGCGCTATTAACCTAGCCCTTTTCTCTGTACTGTGACCTAACTTGGTTATCTGTTTAATCATTGAGGTAGCATCGCGACCCTGCACTGTACCCCTAAAAACAATACCTTCTATCTGCTTAAAATACTCCTCAGGTATTGTCTTTATCAATGCCACATTCTCTTTGGTTGTGGAGTACATTATATCCTCCAAACCTTCGTTCTGTAGTACGTTGTTCAGGTTGACTCCAATAGCGTTTTCCATTGCCTTGTAAAACCGCTGTTTGTTAGCCTGATCAACTCCCTCAGCAAACCCGGCGCTCACTATAGCAGCGTTGCGACCAATGTCCACATAGTTGCGCTTTATGTTCTCAAACACCTGCTCTAAGGTCTTAGCATAGGCGTCATTAACATACTCCGGCTGTAAGCGTCTAAGAACAGGTATCAGTTGTTCGTTTATGTCTGTTCTTAGGCGCTTAGCTATACCCTGTAACCACTTACGATACTTCACCTCCGGTCCCTTGGGGTTCCTCACTGGATTCGCTTTCTTCTTCTTCTCCAGCCTGTTCTTCTTGTTCGTTTCCAAGTTCAAGCTCGTTGGTATCGGGTTCAAAGCCATTAGTGTATTCCTCTAACTCATCAATATGTTCGTCGGTTAGGTTAGTATAAGTTGAATTCTGCTTTAGCTCTTTAGCTATGGTATACTCTGGGACAACACCTTTGTCCAAGTATATCTGGTCACGCTGAGCAATAATAAAGTCCGTATCGGCTTGCTCTTTAGGTGTCATCTGGAACAATGAATTAAACCTATAATCCAGGTCGGCTTCGTCAGGTATACCAAGGCTCTTCGCCATTATAATATCAAAGAAGTCCAGCTTAGGCTTATAGTCCTTGGACTGCTTGGAACGTATAACGTCGTAGTAGTTTTTCATGTCGCCTTCGCCGGTCGCGTTTAAGCCGCTTGCGGAGCTACCTAACAGCCGCGTAGCAGGTACGTCACTAGCACCCGCTAGGAACAAAGCATGAGCATTAAGGAGGTCTGGGATGCTAGCAAAACTGTTCTGCTTCTTATCATACTTTTCATCAACATCTAGCACTAGCATATTGTTGAAGCTTTTCATCATATCTGCTAATGTAAACCGTTTCTGTAACAGCGATGTTCCTTCAGCAGTCTGTAGATAACCCATTAGGTTCTTAACCTGCATCACATCTACGTTACTCTCATACACCATACTAGCGGAACCCGCTGCAATGGTATTGAAGTTAGTGAGCGCTTCATATATGCGATCTAGCACCGAATCAGACATATAGTTGTTACGCTTAAACTCATCAAACGGCAACTTAACTGCGTCAAACCTTATTACCCGAGTATGGTGTATCTTAACGTTAGTGTTAACAAAGCGATAATAAACTGGCATACCGTAATTCGGGTCTAACGGGTTTTCAATTGGTTGCAGGTCGGCTCGGTCTATACGATGGCGGTCAACAACTTTAATATGTTTCAACCCACCTTTCCTAACCCGGTTAAGGTTTAGCGGTTGGTCTACAGGTTGGCCGTCATCAACATTAATAACAATAAACGAGGTTCCGTAAAGCCGCGCCCATTTATGAGCCTGATTAAACGCATCGGCCAAACCAAGACGCTCTTCCTCTTCTACCAATGCGCCAACGGTTTCGGGTTCAATGTCCCCGCTAAAGTAGCGCCATTCCCGGGTCATGTCATCAGGTATAATGTCTACTACTTTACCGGCTAACCAGTCTGTACGGTAAAGGGCGTTTAACTCAACTTGATTACCATCTGCTGATAGCCGCTTAGAGTTAACAAAAGTAGAGTGAGACCGCTTGTCTTGGTTAGTACCAAGCTCGGCTACTAGGTTCTCTAGACTGTCTTTTAATGCTGTTTGGTCAGAGTCCATTATATGGGCCTCCTCATATGTATTTTTATCCACTGTGTTCTCCTAACTTAGTTAAGGTTACATTTGTTACATTGAAACGCATTGGCTTTTAATGTGTGTAAAATTTTAAGCAAATTTTCCTTTATGCATTACCCAACTATCAACTATATAACAAATGTAACCTTGAGTAATTTACATTGATCTTTTACTGCTAAACTCTCATGAACCGATTGCGTTAGAACTATACAACATATCCTCAAAGACAATTAAGTCTTCAACAGCATCCATCGTGGGATCTATTTGATCGTCGTGCTTATGTGTCATGAGCGGAGTAAATTTACGGAACTCCTCTTTATAATCGCTTATCCAGTCCACATCAAGAGGTAGGAATATATAACCGCTGGCAAAGTACTTAACGACACCCATTGCCCTAAACACTTTGTCTGTATTACGTTGAATAGACTCTATGGGTATCATATAGTTCTTCTTGATAGACTGTATAAGAGAAGACCCAGAGCTCTTGTCCTCTATCTTAACTAGGCTTGCTCCTAGAGGCTTGTATAAAGTAGGCTTCCACTTGTTCCAGAACTCAACCAGCTTAGACTCTAATTCAGGGGCTTCCCATTTACCCCTTATTTGATCTAATAAGTAAATACCCTGATTAGGGACTCTACCCCAACATTGAAACACGCTGTAGTCGTTATGCTCTCTGGTCTTTTGCGCTGTGTCGCCGTAGATACGTATCATGTCCATACCGGCTGGCACAACCTCATAGTTACGCCAATACTTGTCTTTAAACATGCCGCCGCCAGCGGGTGAGGGGTTTTGCTGCATCTGGCTAGAGGTAGTATAGGGGTCACCGGACTCTAATGTTTTATATTGCTCTAGGGTATGTTTAAACGGCCAAAGCATACCGCCAATAGGTACGCTGGTTGGCACAATACCTATCATGTCGTCTCTGCTAAAAAGCATAAGGCTTGCCGCCGTTGAGAGCCGCCAGAATGCCGTTTAGGCTTATGGGAATACCGTGGGTATAGTCTTTAGGGTAAGGCTTGTTAAGCGCCTCCTCAGAGAGGAAAGTAGGAATTACGAGGTGATGCCAATGGTCGCCCGAACCACCTTTAAGCAGAAACCCGGTAAGGTCGTCTTCGTGTATCCGCTGCATGATGTTAATCATAGGGACGCTCTCTACTGCTAACCGTGACCGCATTGTGTTATTGAAGCGGTTGTTAATAGCATTACGCTTTACGTTACTGTAGGCATCGTCAGGCTTGACTGGGTCATCGTTTATAAATGCACCTGTAAAGCCAGATTCCATTCGCCCTGCACGGAACCCGGTAATCTGACCTCCGCTGGCGGTTGCCATCATGCCGCCGCCTAGCTCAGTGAACCAGCGCTTCTTACCTTTTGTGTCAGTACGAGTTTGCATAGGCCATAACTCTTGAAACTCAGGAGTCTGTACTGTTTGCTTTATCTTAGATGAGTTCTCTTGTGCCAAGTCCCCGGAGTAAGAGGTATGTATATACTTAGATCTAGGGTTTAATGCGATACCCCGACTTATAAAGTTGAGAACCGCTTGTTCCGTTTTGGTATAACCCGGAGCTATGTTGATTATAAGGCGATCTATCTTACAGTCAAATACCGCTTGCAGGACATACTCAATGGCGTAATGGTGCCAGTTCCGTATCATCTTGTTACCTTCTCTCAAGGCAAAGAAGTAGCGCATGAACTGAATACCGTCGTTCTCTAGCATATACTTTAGCATACGCTTCTCATTATAAGACCAGCGCTCAATATCATCGCTTAGGATTAGATCAGAACCACTCATTGAACTTCTCCTTGAACAACTCTACCTCTTCCTCGGTTAAAGGGTTACTACCTGGATCAGAACCACTATTGTTACCGCCGTTGGTGTCTATCTGTTTGCGCTTTGCATACAAGTATTCTGCCATTGTTTTAGCAGCGGTAATAGATTCTCCCAAACCAACCGGGCGATACTTATAATCGGTTAATACTATGTCAACAATTTCAGCCCAATCACTAGGGTCTGGGTCGCCGTTGCTAAAGTCATGTATATCTGTAACCAGTTTATATAACCTGGATATCTGCCTTGGATCAGAACCGTTCATCACAGATTCCAAGAACACAAGCGGGTCTTTGGCTTGCCCCTCGTTTATAAGACCTCTTAGGTCCTCTACTGTTAACGGTTTTTGGCTCATATATGTTTTGGTTTGGTCCTATAAAGTTACCTTTACTATATCTCATCGTATGAGCGGTGTAAATTTTACCCAAAGAAAAACCCCGTTACCAGATTAAGAGCAGCGGGGTTTGTCTGTAATGTAAGGATCCTAAATGCTATTCAATATCCTCATCAGCTTCCAGGGGGAACCCAAAATACTCCTCAACCAAACCAGCAAGATACCCTTCCTTAAAGTCCACAGAGTACTGACCAGAGCGTATCTTCTCACCGTTAAGGTTATAAGTGGTTAGCTTCCAGAACCCCGGCTTACCAATAACACGCTCGTTGTAGACCTTCTTACGGGTAATCCTAACAGGTGTATTCATCGGCTTAACCCCAAATTATAAACAGGTACAAGCCGCATTGTCATAGTGCAAACCCATCCTTGATCAGTTTCTTTAACAATAGCAAAGCGCGTCCAGTCCTCCGGGTAGTCAAGCATAATCTCGTCTATCATGGCAAAGGTTGTGTACTGGGGTAAATTACGCTCTAGGAGCAGATGGGTCTTCTTGTCGTAAATTCCGTAGCGCATAACTGTATTCCTGTTTAGGTGGTTTAGCAGTAGAGGGCCGAAGCCCTCCGGGGTTTTACTTTATGGAGTATATCCGGTGACCCTTCTCCTTATCCTCTGAGAAGCCACCGTAACAGTTATACGCCATTAGCATTACCTCTATCGTCACATAGGCTCCGTCAAGAAGACCCTTATAGTAGTCTACAGGTTTCTCAGATATCCACTCCGGTAGACTGGCATCCTGGTTATCCATTTTGTTTATTATGTTGGCAAAATGAGGTACTGTTTGCTCCTGAACCCTAACAAGTTCTGCTCTGAGCTTAACTGGTAGTTTAGCCATTGTAACTGTGCCCCTGTTTAAGTGTTT